CGGAAAGGCACCCAGTAAGAGCGGGCTTCACAAGAAAAAGAAAAAGAAAAGGAAATAGATGGCTGATAAACCGCTACAGACACCAGAAGTAACTGTTGAAGGTTCCCCTTTGGAGATACTTGTATCTAATCCAGACGAGATAGCTATTACTACAGAAGACGGTGGCATGATCATTGACTTTGATTCTGCGTCAGAAGACTCAGGTGAGGAGTTCAATGACAATCTGGCGGAACACATGGATGATTCAGCTTTGCAATCGTTGGGTTCTGAGATGGTGGGTTATTACATGGGAGACAAGGAATCCCGAAAAGATTGGGAAGATACTTATATTAAGGGCTTAGATCAACTGGGCTTGAAGATAGAGAATCGCACTGATCCTTGGGATGGAGCTTGCGGTGTATTTCACCCATTATTAACTGAAGCGGTAGTACGCTTTCAGGCTCAAGCAATCACTGAGGTATTTCCGCCCAAGGGTCCTGTACGCACACAAATAATAGGAACCGTTGATGCGGAAAAGGAAAAGCAAGCTAATCGGGTTAAAGATTATTTAAACTATCTTTTAACCGATAAGATGACGGAATATCGTATAGAGACGGAGAAGCTTTTATTCAGTTTACCTTTGGCGGGTTCGGCTTTTCGTAAANTTTATTTTGATCACAATATGGATAGACCCTGNTCCATGTTTGTACCTGCTGAAGATTTTGTNGTNAGTTANGGAGCTTCCGATCTCTCCACTTGTGAACGAGCNACCCATGTAATGAAGAAGACTGCGAATGAGGTCAGAAAATTACAGGTCAATGGTTTTTATAGGGATGTAAAGTTATCTTCTCCCTCAGATGTAGTAGATGATATACAAGAAAAATACAATCAATTAACAGGCGATAACGCTAATTACGATTATGACCAACGCCATACGCTGTTGGAGATGATGGTAAATTTAGATTTAGAAGACTTTCCTGATATGAAGGACGGAGAGCCTACGGGCATAGCTCTCCCCTATATCGTAACAATAGAGTTGGCATCCAGAACCATCTTATCTATAAGACGAAACTGGTATGAAGATGATGAACAAAAGATGCCTCGACAGCATTTCGTTCACTACCAATATCTCCCCGGACTAGGATTTTATGGCTTCGGGCTTATTCATTTAATTGGTGGTATAGCGAAGTCGGCTACCAGTTTGTTACGACAATTAGTGGATGCTGGTACGCTCTCCAACCTACCCGGAGGCTTAAAAGCCAGAGGGCTAAGAATTAAGGGAGACGATACGCCCATTATGCCCGGAGAGTTTCGGGATGTGGATATTCCCGGAGGTGCAATCAGGGACAACATAACCTTCTTACCCTACAAGGAACCGTCTGCCGTACTCTATCAATTACTGGATAATCTGGTGGAAGAGGGGAGAAGATTTGCGTCAGTAGCTGATATGAAAGTGGCTGATATGAATAATCAGGCTCCCGTAGGAACGACTTTAGCTATTCTGGAACGATCCATGAAGGTCATGGGTGCAGTACAAGCCAGAATCTTTGCTTCGATGAAACAGGAANTAAAAATATTGACGGGTATTGTGAGGGACTTTGGACCCACTGAATATCCTTATGCGACTGAAGGACAGGAATTATTGCCCGAAGATTTTGATGACAAGATAGATGTGATCCCTGTAGCCGATCCGAATGCTTCAACTACGGCACAGAGAATCATGCAGTACCAAGCTGCCTTACAGTTAGCACAACAAGCACCGCAAATGTATAACATGGCGGAATTGCATCGTCAGATGCTGGAAGTATTAGGTATTCGTGATCCCGATAAGATTGTGCCTTTAGAGGACGACATACCGCCTCTTAACCCAGTTTCTGAAAATATGAACATATTGAATGAAACGCCAGTGAAAGCGTTCATGTATCAAGATCACGAAGCCCATATTCAAACGCATATGGCGATGTCAGATGATCCCAAGATAAAAGAATTGATCGGTCAGAGTCCTAATGCTAATGCAATAATGGGAGCATTCGCAGAGCACGTTACTGAACATATAGGCTTCCAGTATCGTAAGGAAATAGAGAAACAACTAGGTGTACCTTTACCGCCTCCAGAAGAACCGCTTCCAGAGGATATAGAAGTACGTCTGTCCAAATTGGTAGCGGAAGCAGCACAACGGGTGCTTAATAAAGACCTAGCCGAACAACGACAACAAGAAATTCAAGAGAAGATGGAAGACCCTGTAATTCAACAGCGTGAACGTGAATTGGATATCAGGGAACAAGACGTACAACGCAAGATGAAAGCGGATGCTGAGAAGATAGCAACTGACATCAAGAAGATCGAATCGCAAGAAAAAATAGCAGGAGCCAAGATAGGAGCAGAACTAATTACCGATAAAGAATCCATTACTTCGCAAGAGAAGATAGCGGGGGCTAAGATCGGTAAAGATGTAGCAGAAACCTTATTGGATATAGACAGTAAGAAAAAAAGGTAAAAAATAATGGCTGAAATGAGCAGAGAGAATTTTCCTGACGCACTGAGAGGAAAAATAAGAGAAAGAATGAATGATCATTCTGACGCAATCAGTGGTGGAGGATGTAAGGATTTTGGCGACTATCGGTATTTAACGGGAGTTATTGCTGGTTTAGCTTTAATAGAGCGGGATTTGTTAGACCTATTGGAAATAGCAGATCAATAACGTCATAATGACGCAGGGACTCTGGACCCTATCCAGTGCAAACAAGGTGAACTATGAAAACCGTAGAAAAAATAGAAGAACAGCTCCCTGAAGAGATAGCTGTTCCCATAGCGAAACAATTACCAGAACCCTCTGGTTATCGAATTTTGATAGCATTACCCGAAGCCGATGAAAAAACGGAAGGGGGAATTATCAAAGCTGCTTCACTTGTAGAAAGGGAATCCGTAGGTTCAATATGCGGATTTGTAATGAAGTTAGGACCTGACGCTTACAACGACAAAAGGCGTTTTCCTAATGGACCTTACTGCGAAGAAGGAGACTGGATATTAATGCGTTCATATACGGGCACTCGATTTTTAGTGCACGGTAAAGAATTTCGTTTAATCAATGACGACAGTGTAGAAGCTGTTGTTCAAGACCCAAGGGGGGTTGTTAAGGTATGAGTACACAAGAAGAAATGGTAAATCAGGAACCAGAAGAAAACATTGAAGAAGCAGAGGTTATCGAAGAACCTATTTCTAGGGAAGAAAAGTTTTTAGGCATCCGTAGTCCAGTAGAGATAAAGAAGCCTAAAGCAGAAGAACCGTCTGACTTAGATATAGAGATCATTGATGACCGACCTGAAGAAGATCGTAAAAAGCCTCGTTCTCAAGAACAGAAAAAATCTGATCAAGTAGAAGTAGAGGAAGAGATTGATGACGTTGACGATAAAGTTAAAAAACGTATCAATAAATTAAAGTACGAATTCCATGAAGAACGCAGAGCCAAGGAAGCGGCTGAACGCTTACGAGACGAATCGGTAAATTTTGCCCGTAAACAACAGGGAGAAAATCAAAGATTGCAAGCGTTGGTACAACGTGGAGAAGGTGCTTTAATGTCACAGGTAAAAGCAAAGGCGGAAGCCGAGCTTGATAAAGCCAAAAACCAACACAAGGAAGCTTATGAGTCGGGTGATTCAGAGCGTTTAACCGATGCCACTGAACAGATGTTATCGGCTCAGAGTGAATTAAAAGTAGCTAACGATCATTTTAGTAGATTGGCAGCACAACAAAAATTTGCTCCACCACCCAACGTACAGCAACAACAACCACAGCAAACTTACGGAATGCAGAATCCTCCGCAAGTTGATCCAAAAGCTGTATCATGGTTGAAGGATAATTCTTGGTTTGGAGCGGAGGAACAAAAAGAAATGACGGCTTTGGCTTACGGGATACATGAAACTTTAGTTACTAAAGAAGGTATATCTCCTACGTCAGACCAGTATTATGTGGAAGTGGATAAGCGAATGCGTAAACGCTTCCCAGATTATTTCGAGGTGGAAACTACTAGCTCAGAATACGGAGACACTAAAAATGTTGAAGTTGAGACTGCGACACCTAGAAATACCCAATCGGTGGTCGCACCCGCTACCCGTAACAACGGTAGCAGACCCCG